GGCGTGATAAGGGATGCTGAACACATTTTCACATTCTTTGACGCAACCCCGCCTAAAGAATTCCGCGCATTCAAAAAAACTATTTCCGGCGATGACGTTCAATCCGTCATTGACGCTGAAAAAGAGCGCCTGGACAAAGAAGAAAAGGCAAAACAGAAACGCGAAAAAGCCGCGCAAGAAAAACTGAAAAAATCTTGTGTTCTTTGGACTGAATTTAAAGAACATGATATGCCCGTCCATCAATCCAAAAAAATCTATATGCGGATTAACGGGGATGAAATTGAGACAAGCAAAGGCGCAAGATTCCCCGTTGCTCATGCTAAACTTGCATTCAAGGTTATTCGGAATGTCAAGGAAAAGCAAGCCGCCGAAAAATTCGCGGAACGTGTTGGATCTATTCGCTTAGGCCACTTCAAAATTGACAACATCTCTAATGAAGGGAATGTCAATGCGGGTTGCCACTTTGTTGAATGGGATGAAATTGAACGTATTGCAACCATTCTTAAAATCTATCCGTAACAAAAAACAGTGAAAGGACAAACACAATGACAACCCGTAACAACTTTGATCAATCCTCAACCGGCCTTAATGTAGAATGCACCTGTTTCTATGACACGGATCGTTCAGAAAGAGACTTCAGGGAAAATTTTGAAGTGCTGCAACACTCAGGATATAGAACATCATCCGTTCTGTATTACATTGATAATGGTAATGTACCTGGACACGATGAAATAAAATTCATTGTAAAAGGTGACAAGGCCGCAAAAATAAAATTCCTTGAAAAAGAATGCTCTTTTGAAGCTGAGGAAATATCATCATGGGATGATGACACGATAGACACGGAAATTTTAGGCAATCTAGAGGATCTTAATCTAATTAACTATGCTGAGAAAAAACATTTTCCGGTTGTTGACGGGTTGGAATTCGTGCCAAATAAAAACCTGATCGTCATATCGTCAAGGGGATATTCGCAAGGTGATTATAGCACTGTCATCTATTGCCCTGAAGACATCGAAAAAGCATGGGGGAATGCACCTGATCAAAACGACATACAAAAAATGGTTGATCATTATCTATGGGATGCACCTATCTATGCACAAATCACGCTCAATGAAAACGAATTCAATATTTGGGATATGGATCATCATGATGACTATACATGGGATCGTGAAAAATTCGTTGAATGGGTTGCTAAAAAATCAGGGATCGATAGAGAAAAATTTCAGGCGTATGTTCCCGCGAATCCATCCTATGATTGAGGTGACATCATGCCTATTGTCATCCATCTTTATGCACTCTGTTACCTTGTCGCGCTTATAGGCTTGCTCTTTGGCCTGATCTAAAAATCAATGTCCTAAACTTAATCCCCGCCTTGCGCGGGGATCTTTTTTTTATGTGCTGATCTAGTCCAACATCATAAGCCGGAACCATTTTGGCAACGTCCTATGAATGCGCCATAGCTCATGCGATTGTTGCCCCCTGATATGCGAGTCACAAAACTGATTTTTATGTGACTTCAGGGAAGGAATGCCGCGCTTATAGGCTTTCCCCGTTTGCCTGTATAGATATTCCTTTTTACAATCATACTGGACCTTGCGCGATAGCTCAGGGGGTTTTACGGCCCGTTGCAAGTGACCGCTTTTTACCAGGCCGATTAGATAGCATGCCAAGCCGCCCTGATATGTCTCTTTGACATTAATGCCCTCAGCCTCTTCTATGGCCCTCACAATCTTATCATGGGCATACCAGAGAAACGCGCCCCTTTCGTTCCGGCCCGAAGTCGCCTCCATAATTCTTTCTTTCCAGGTTTTCAATTTAACGGCCCCTTTTGATCCTGACTATCCTGCATCAATTTCAAAAACCCCAATTAGGCTTTCATTCTACCGGACAATCAAAATTTTTTAAATTCTGACCTGTTTTATCCTATCACCAATAATCCCTAAAATCGACCAGTGGACAAAGGACATGCCTTTCTAGGCATTTGTCCATTTTGTCCACTCAACTGGTTACGGTAATGTCCATTTTGTCCACTCCTTGTCCACTTTGTCCACTATTCAAATATCATGTTGATTTTGTTTATAATTTTGATGTCCATTTTTTGTCCACTCTTTGTCCATTTTGTCCACTCACCCTTTTATTTTCCAATAATAGTGGACAAATGGCTTGTCCACTCACCCATCACTTTGTCCATTTTTATTGGAAAATCGCAACTTGTAACTCATTGATTTTATTGTAACTTTTTTTTATGTCGGGGTTTGCTGTGGACATTGCTTTATTTTCAAATACTTAGTCATTTTCATCAAAATCAGAATTCAGGATATATTTCGCTCCATTATAACCTGATCTGACCAGTCCTTTTTCAGCAAGGACATCACATGCCCGGGAAAAAGATTTCATTTGTGTTTTCGATGGAATTGCCATGACCGCCATCTCTGCAAAGTCTTGGGCCTTTTTGAAAACACCGTTCGATTTAAATAAATCCCAATAAATGACGCACTTGGCCTGGACATCCGTATGCGAGTAATGCACCTCGACCTCATCATGATGCGCGTCATAAAACTGGATGGCCTTATAAGCCGCCAGAGCGTCATTATCCAGCTCATTCTCAATGGATGGTGCAAGGCTATCGAACTCCGCTTCACCTTCAAGGATGACGGTGCAGGTCGTGATCGCGTCACCGTCTTCATCTTTACCCAATTCGATGATGTTCAACCCGAACTTTTTCATGTTGCCGGTTTCATCATCCTTCTGTTTTGTACTGCTGAAGCTGCGGTAATACTTTTCACCGCGCTTTTCGGATTTGACCTGGATCTCGGTGTCGATGTTACCTTTTAAGCTGCTATGACCTCGCGCCCCTGCGCTTTCATCCTTGCCGGTATGATGCACGACGAGGACAGCGGTTTTCTTGCTGAACTTGATTTCAGCCATATTATTGACGAACTTCGTCATGTCCTCGCTGTTCTCATTACCACCGCCGAATGCGGCAGAGAGCGTGTCCACGATGACCAGGCCACATTTATAGCCGGACAGCCTTTCGAGGTCATCCACGAGCTTCTGGATCAGTTTGATGTGGTCTTTTGAATTCAGCAGGTCAACGTGCGCCGGATAATAGGCGAACGGACATTCTTGCAGCGTGGCACCCGCCTTCACGCCGATGCGCGTTCTTGCCGCCTCAGCTCTCTTTCCGAAGCTTGAGCCTGATTCCGTACAAATATACAGCACCGCCATTTTCTGCTTGCATTTGAAACCGGCCCAATCGCGTCCAGCGGCGAGATGCACCGCCATATCGAGCGTCAGGAACGATTTGCCGCTACCTGACGGGCCGAATAATACGTTTACCGTTTCGCGGTTCATGAAATGCTTGAACAGGGGAGTGCCTGAATTCTGTCGCGTGGCCTCGCCTAATGTGATAAACTGTGCGGTTGACAGCATCTTCTTGATCGCTTCTTTCGCCTTTTGCAGCGGGTTGACCTGCTTCGCGATGCGGTCGATGGTTTCCTGGTCAACGCTATCTTTAAAATCGTTGCCTGATCTTTCATAGCACCTGACAATTTCACGGCGCGTCAGTTCCTTGTTCTTGCCATGCGGGAAGATCCACATGATCTGCGCGGTTTCCAGCAGGGTAAGACCTTCGCTTTTCAGCTCTTTGGCGATGGTGAAGTCGCGCTCACTGCGTGATGGCTTCATGTCGATCTTGTCCGTCCAGAGGTCATCGACCTTCTGGTTGCGCTGCCTGATCTTATCCAGCTTGTCAAGTAATTCTTTTGATGGTGGTGCTTTTACCTGCACCATGTCGAGTTTGCTATAATCAATATCACTGTCGCTGTCCGATGCCTCGGCGGGGGTGATGAAGCTCAGGCTCTTATAGCGGATCGGGTTGATCTTGGATGACCGCGCCAGGGTGATTTCGCGGTTTGCTTTCTTCTTTGTCGGCAGGTTGTAGGTATAGGGCAACCGCATAATCCGGTCGATGTTCTGCACCTTATCAGTGCCGTATTGTTCTGCCAGGCCGCGTGACAGAGCCTCATATTCGATCTTGGTGGCATCATTGACCGGCACCGGCTTATCCAGCAGCCAGAACGCCTGAATACCCCCTCCGCTGTCCGTGATGACGGTCGGCGGGTTCGCGCTGGTTGCCAGCTCCTTGGCGAATTTATGCAGCCTCTCGCGCTCTTGGGTGAAGTCCTTGTCTTTTGCCGGATCTGCGTCGAGCCAAACGGCGTTGATTTCCTTAATGTGATTTTTCTTCAGCTTACCGTCCGGCGCGGTGTCGATCGGGGTATTGACGCTGTAATAAATATTCCGTTTGCCGTTGTGCATCTCGATGAAATTCGTGATCTCACGGTCCTGAACAGTCTCGAAGGGTGAACCCGCAGGGTGAGCACTGAGAGGCCGTGTGATGGCAGATACGTTTTCAGTGATTGGATCAATCGCGACGATGTTGACGCGCTTTGCGGGAAACAGTGTTTTGAGGAATGTAATCGCTTTTTTTGTGTTGTCGGAGAAAATAATTTCTGTCATACTATCCTCAAGGTTGTCACTGAATTGGTAGCCCCGTTTTCATCTGTAGTTCTCCCCTCCCCATGTTGATGGAAGAGCCTCACCCGCCAAGGTGGGGTTCTTTCGTTATAAAGGAGTATGGAACTTTAGCCAATACAAAAATGTTGGAAATAACTTTCTTTTTTTCTTGACGGACATTTTCGCTGTGCTATGTTGGGCAAATCCAAACGGTGATGGACACCAGCGGACAACAACGGATACAGAGATTTCATTCATGTCTTCAGAAAAAAGTGATATTCAGATTTATAACCAGTTTTACACAATGTTTGGTAAAGCTGGCTTCAAGCGCGTCCTTGACGGGTTCGGTTATATGGGGCAGGGCGCAGACGAAAAACATTTTCATCAGCTGACAGGTCGTACACGCGAGATCGTCACGCAGCGCATGCGTGATGCACTCAAGCACGAGACTGTCAAGAACAAGCATCGCATGGTCATGAAGTCCGACAACTCCGCGCTTGAGCGCGTGTGGGTTGCGGCAGACGGGCGCGAAACCCCGATCTCCAAAATGAAAGACGGACACCTGCACAACACGATCCTCATGATTGATCGCAGGATCGAAGAGGGTCAGTGGGTAATCGGTCGCAACGAAGACCTGCAAGAGCTTCGCGCTATGATGGAAGAAGAACGTGAGAGGCGCGGCATGCCGATGCCTCTCATCCCGATCAAATCGCTTGAATGGCGCAAGCGCATGGTCGATACCCCCTCAATCGCCAGATCTGCAAACAAGGAGAACTACAATGACTGACGCTAATCAACAGACCGGTACTGCCCTCGCGCTCAACAGCGATGAGACACTGCAATCGCTGAAGAAGCAAGTGCAAGACGAATTCGTGACCTCCGATAAGGAAGTCTATAAAGAAGGTCTGCGCTCCCTGCTCGTGCAAAAGCAAAAACTGCTTCAGCAGATCGCGACAATCAACGATGACATCAAGCATATCGACGCAACGCAAGCTGCGCTTGACGAAGCGTTCAAGGCTGGCACCCTTCACTCGGTGCAAGACCTTAAAGGCGTGATCCGTACTGTTAGCCGCAGTGCAGCTCGTGCTGTCTCAGACGCTTTCGAAGGTTAATAACCATGTCAACTAGCACAGCGATAGCGATCTCGACAGCACAGTCATCGGCAGTAATGGCGATGGCAGCTGAAGCAGAACGCAAAGCATGTGAAGTGATGATCAGCACATTTGATCCCAAGGGTGCATCGGTCAAGGCTCTTCAGATGTATAGCGAGTGCATCGAGCGCATCTACCCGAATGACATGTCACCGGAATCCATCGCGCAGATGAAGGTCTTTATCCTGATCTGCTTTGCGGGTGCGGTGTTCGGTGCTGTCAAAGGGTATCAGGAAGACGGAGTGGTGATGTCCATCGTGTCATTCATCGTTGCTTTTCTTGTAACTGGTGTGGTGGCTTTCATCATTGGATTGGCTCTCTATGCTGTGGGAGTTATTCATTAAGTGCATGAACGCGATGTCATCGAGCGCATTTTCAAAAAGATCAAAGCAGACCCTTCGGGCTGTTGGGTCGTGGACGGGTGGAATGATGGTAAAGGCTATCAGAACATCTCAGTTGGCGGGAAAACGTGCAAGGTGCATCGCGTCATGTTCGAATGGTTCTGGCGCAGGAAGTTGCGGAAGAATGTTCAGATCGATCACAAATGCGTTAATCGGTCGTGCTGCAATCCACTCCACCTGCAAAGCTGCCTGAACAAAAAGAATTCTGTACTGAGAAACAAGAGGAAAAGAAAACATGACTGTCAAAGAATTAATCGAGTTCCTGAAGACGCAACCGGAGAACATCCAAGTGGCATACAGGTGTTACAGCGAACAGTGCTTGCTGGAAACGAAGGAAATCCAGTTGGAGATGTTGTGTCCACCTCGGAAGGACGGATGGATACAGAATGCGCGGCCCGACAAGACGCAGCAGCAATACCTTGTTTTTCCAGGTAACTGATCATGACGGAATATAAATTACACACTGAAAATATTCCAGGCAACCTGCACATGGCAGCGACCACCATCAATGAGTGGGGATGGGCCGAGTATGTTGTTGCGCTGGATCGCAGCGGTAATTACACCATTGCGGTGTTCAAGATGCCAGCGGAGTTCGTTAAAAAGATCCGCGCAAATAGTCCGTCTTACACAGCAGATCCTTCTCATGATGATTGTGAAATTGTGAGGTGCATGTGATGGGTAAGATGAAGGCATTGTCAGGTGATCAGCCTAGTCCGACACCAGCGCGAGAATTCAAACCGAAAAACAAATCGGAAGAATGCAAGCGCAGGAAGTACAAAGACCAACAGGCGGCAATCAACAGCTCCTTCGCTATCAGCAGGGAAACAGGTCGCCTGACAACAACACCTGAGTTTTGCTACAAATGCCGAGCATGGCACACGAGGTTTCAATGAACGGATATAACAAGGATGACTTTCTGCCTTATGCTGTCATGTCGCATACAGGTATGACGAAAAAAGAATATCAGGCGGGTGTCGCAACGCAGAGTGATCAGATCGAATTGAAGCCTCTGCAACCTGTCTCTGACATCCTGCGGCACATTGATTCCGAAGCGATGGGTTATCGTCATACAGATTTCGGTGTGTCTACTTCGCTCTTCGCGCTGCTCGGCAAACAAGTACCGCATGTGAAAAAAGATGCATCACTCGGTTACTTGGGTGTCAAGATCACCGAGAACAAGATGTTGCCTGAAGACACAATGGTCATCATGCGTGGTGGCGAGATCGTAAAAATTATCAAGTTCGAAAAAGAAGGGGAAAACAATGATCAGACTTCGTGATCGTCTGCGCTTCTGGTTCGAAGACCAGATCAAAAAGCGCGTGAAGTGTAAGTCAACTTACGAGCGCACAAGCGGTCCGATCCATCACTGGTTCTCGCTGTCGTATGCCAGCTACTATGTGATGCCGCGCCTTGCGCTTCAGGAGATGCCTGTGTGGTGGCAGCGGTGCTTCCTGTTCCTCGTGAACATGCTGCCTGAGACACCTGGCTACACCTGCCAGCGCAGGGATAAGAAGGGTCACTTCATCAAAGATGATCCGTGGGCGAACTATCGTCGCGGCACCGTTGCGAAGGTGCAGGAATTCGAGAAAGAGTTTTTTATTAACCACAACAAAGGAGGATAAAATGGGAAGACAATCTAACCTTGAAGTTGCTGCAACAGCACAACTCGAAAACCTGACTGAAGAGATTCGCAAGGTATCGCAGCTCGGTAAGGCGATCAACAACAGCAAGCTGACGCGCCGCGCTGTGTGCCTTCTGCTGTCGGAGATGTCCGGCGTGAAGCGCAGCGACATCGATGTCATCCTGCACAACCTTCCTCTTCTCGAAAAGCAGTACCTGAAGCCATGAAAATCAAAGGTCATATCTACAGGGTCGAAGACAACGGAGATTCGCTCGTCGTGACAGCGCAGGGTACAGCTGCGAAGGCACCGGAGTGGATGGAGAGCATGTCTTCCATTGAAATCAAAATGCCGAACACGAAGACAAACGTGAAGTCTTTCCACATCGGCAGAAAAATCGAAATCGAAGTGAGGCCGAAATGAGCGACATTGGAGAATATGAACTCGTAAGTGGATGTGGTCTGGAAGCGTTCAACGAAAAGATCAATAAGATGATCAAAAGAGGTTGGCAACCTTTCGGTGGAATCTCAGTCTGCGTTGATGACAATAACATTTTCTACAGTCAAGCGATGGTGGCACCATGAAAACAGTAATCTTCGATCTCGATGGCACCCTCGCGGACATCAATCACCGACTCCACTTCGTGCAGAACGGCAACAAGCAGTGGGATGAGTTTTACGCGGCTTGCCACGCTGACGGGCCGAAACATGAGATCATCGAGCTGGCGCGTATGTGCCAGGATGCCGGTCATCAGATCATCATCTCATCCGGTCGCTCCGACAACACGCGGGAAGCGACAGAGAAGTGGCTCGATGACAACGTGGTGCCGTACCACAAGCTGTTCATGCGTCCGAACGCATGCTTCACACCTGACCAGGCACTGAAGAAGGCATGGCTCGATCAGGGTGTCTTCGGCCCGAAGGAGAGCATTCTTTTCGTTGTCGAAGATCGCGATCGCATGGTGCAGATGTGGCGGCAGCAAGGTCTGACCTGCTTGCAAGTTGAGCAATGGGTTGAAGAAGGCGAACAGTCTTTTCCGTTGAAGAAGATCGAGCTTGCGCGTAACATGGCTAAGTTCATCAGCGCGACCGGTCAGGACGTACGTTTCAATCAGTGGGTACAGGGGCAAGTAAAATGAACCACAATTATAATAAAGCAATTTGGCATGTTATTTGTGCAAAAAATGGGTACGGTGATAACATCGATAATTTAAGAAGGGCGTTGGATTATATCCAAAAACAGATCAGGATTCTCGAAGGTCGGCCTGATCCAAACCAAACAGACCTTTTCAAAAACAAAGGAGAGAACGATGACTAAATCATCTAAGAAGCCCATTACCACTGAACAGACGGTCAAGGTTCAGATTTTTTTGATCGTCGGCGTCAAAGGTAGTGGTACCGGCTCAAAAGTTGCTGTTGAGAGCGTTGAAGCTGGTAAAGCACTGCTGAAAGAAATCTTCTTCGCGATCAACAGCGGCAAGCCGCTGATCAACGAAGAGCGCGGTATCGTGTACAACGGCACCGAGATCAGCCACGCATTTCTGACGATTGAGCAGGTAAAGTGATGATCAACGAAACTGTCAAAAAAGTCGAGCAATGGGCTGAAGATCGCAACCTGATCGAAGGTGCAACACCTGCGGCACAATACCAAAAGCTCCTTGAGGAAGTCGGTGAACTCGGTCGCGCTTTGATCGAAGACGATGCCGAGAAAGTCAAGGATGCCATCGGTGACTGTACCGTTGTTCTCACGATCCTGGCGCGACAGTGCGGTATGACTTTTCCGGATTGTTATGCGTCAGCTTATGAAGAGATCAAGGACCGCAAAGGTAAGATGGTCAATGGGATCTTTGTAAAAGAAGTAGTATAAGAAAATGTCAGGGGAGCGTCCAATGCAAACAGCACAAGTATTATTCATCAACAAACAGGGTACTCAAGTTTTCGACGGTAATAAAGTCACACCCGTGCGTCAGCATGAGCCTTATAAAACAGTTGATCAGCGTAAAGCCGAGTTTGATGCATGGACAAAACTGCGTCCGGTGTACTTCCATACTTGGATGTGGGAAGTGGCTTGTCAACGCTCCCCTGACAAATACAAGATGTACCTGCCGACCTATCAAGGTCAGCGTGTGATCCTGACATGAGCGACCTCGATGACATGAACCACATCCGTATCTTTCTCTGTAGAGATAATGCATGTGGTAAAGGTAACTGGCAATGTATCGGTTACTTTGGTAAGCAGCACATCGCTGCATTCGGTTGGTCGCCACAGGAAGCACTCGACAAAGCGATGACGGAAATGGAATCACGCCTTACCCTTGGGTCGAAACAACAAGAGATTAATTTGGAGGATATGTTCGGATGACCTACGAAAAAGATGAAGCAACGCACATTCGCTTTGGTGGTTTCGGTGCCGGATCTGAGACATGGATCAAAGGTGCGAAGCTGAAACCGGCCCAAGTGAAGGCGTTGCAGCGGTTGCTCGACACAACTTTTTTTGTGGAAGATGTCAAGCCTGAAAAAGAAGAAAATCTCGAAAATATGTTAGAGTAGAGTATGGACAAACCCGTCAGTGAAGGATATAACCAAGAGATGAAAAACACCAACGAACCAAAGCAGATTAGCGTTCCCTCCCAAAAGGAATTTACGGATCACATTAAGGATCACCTTGCTGTGACCGGTGAGAAACCGTCATCTTTTGGTCGCCGTGTTCTTGGTGATAGCGGAGCGATCCCGCGCCTCTTTGAAGGCACTGATCCCCGCCTCTCGACTATGCATAAGATCCTCAAAGCTATCGGAGTGAAGAAATAATGCTTCTCGCTCTTGACCTTGGCACAAAGTGTGGATGGGCGACAAACAGCAACGCTGGTATCGCGCATGGCATGCAAGAGTTCAAGAACGACCGCTTCTCTGGTGGCGGCATGCGCTTCCTCAAGTTCGAAAAATGGCTGATGGAGCTGCCTACACCCACTCAGGTGGTGTTCGAAGAAGTTCGCCGCCACGCAGCGACAGATGCCGCGCATGTTTACGGTGGCCTCATGGCTGTCGTGACGAAGTGGTGTGAAGCAAACAAGATTCCTTACCAGGGCGTTCCTGTTGGCACAATCAAAAAATATTTTACGGGTAAGGGCAACAGCAAGAAGGATGTGATGATTGCTGAGGCTAAGAAGCGCGGTTATAAAGATGTTGATGACGATAATGAAGCCGATGCACTTGCGCTATTGCACTACTGGATAGATGAGTGTATGGTGGATAAACCAAAAGTTGATCTGGCAGACATGTTGAATTAAGAACTCCTGAAATGTGAAATGAAAGATACGCAGTAATGATCGTTGAACCCAATCTTTTCCCGTACCAGCTTGAAGGTGCGAAATTCCTCGCAGCACGTAAATACGCTGGCCTGTTCGACGGAATGCGTATGGGGAAGACCAGGCAAATCCTCAAAGGTGCAAAACTCATCGGTGCTGAAACGGTTGCGACCGTGGCGAAGGCATCTGGCGTTTATGTGTGGGAAAAAGAAGCGCGTGAATGGGGCTTCGATCCAATCGTGCTTCGCGCTGGTGATAAGCCTCAGTGGAAAAAATTCAACATCTTCTCTTATAACGGCATGGTTGACGCGGAGCTGTACGAGCAGCTGATCGCGATGTGTTATGACTTGGTGATCGGTGACGAAGCCGATGCCTTCAAGAATGTGGATGCGGCCCGAACACAAAGGTTCTACGGTATCAAAACGGACAAGTATGGTAAGACCGTGTTTGAACCTCGTTCGGGCCTCTATTCTTTTGCTGATGTGGTGTGGGTTGCAACCGGCACTCCGGTGCTGAACAACCCTTCGGAGCTTTATCCCATGATGCGTGTGTTGTTCCCTGATGCGATCATGAAGGACAACGGCATCATCATGTCCTACAATGAATTCTGTGGTCGCTTCTGCCGGTACGGGAAGAACAACGGTTTCGGTGCCAAGATCGTCGGCGGCAAAAACCTGTCCAAGCTGCGCGACATCATGCGCGGTCGCTGCCTTCGCCGCACCAAGGATCAAGTGTGGGAAGACTGGAAAGAACCGATTATCGACCTGCTGCCCGTACCTGGCAATGTTGATGGTATCCCCTCAGCTGAGATCGAGATGGTCCGCAAGGCTCTCGCGTCAGAAGACATCGTTTCGGCTCTTCGGGCCGTGGCACCGCATTGCGCCTCGCTGCGCCGGTTGACAGGTCTTGCAAAAGTCAATGGTGTTGTTGATTGGGTGCATGATAATATCGAAGAGTGTGGTAAGCTGATTATCTTCGCACATCACAGGGAAGTGATTTCTGCGCTGAGAAAGAAGCTCGAAAAATACAAATGCACCGAGATCATCGGTGGCATGTCTCAGGAAGAAAAATATAACGCATATAATTCGTTCCAGACGGACGAAAAAATGCAAATTATTTTCGGGCAAAACCAAGCGGCTCGTGATAGCATTCCGCTGTGGAAAGCCTCGACCACGATTTCTGTGGAGCCGGATTGGGTTCCTGGAAACAACGATCAGATGCTTGATCGGATGACGCACTTCTCAAAGAAAGAACCATGCGTGGGGTATTACGCCACACTGCGCGGCTCGATTGATGAGGATATTCAAAAGGCCAATATCACGAAGAGAGCGATCACTTCGGAGCTTGGACTGAACTAGTCTCGAAGGACGAACCCGAAGGGTGAGGACTGAGAGGTTTAAATTAATCAACAAAAGGAGAACTAAAATGCCCGTTCAAATTATCGTCACTGGTGAACACGCCACGGATGCACTTGCTGAACTGCAAAACCTCGCTGTCGCTCTCACTGGCGGTCAGGAAGCACCTGCAAAAAACGTAGTTGGCGCGACGAGTGCGCCGAAGCCTACGATCGCATCTGCTCCCTCCACCCAGGCACCGGCGAAATCCGCATCGACCGCAGCCCCTGCAAGTGGTGGCGCAACGGACAACAAACTGTCGCGTGAAGATCAAGACGCAGCTGTTGCTGCAATGGTTGAAGCTGGTGAAAAGGACGAGCGTTATAATCTGCTCACCAAGGGTCGCCAGAAGGCCGTTGATGATGGTATCGCTGCGAAGGTCGCTGACATCGAAACTGGCACACCTGAGATCGTCGATGACATGTTCGGTGATGACGAAACACCCGCCGCACCTGTTGTCACCGCGCAGACGATCCGCGACATGATGGGCGCACTCGGCAAGGATGAAAAGGGCAACTCTGTGCAGGACAACCTGCTCAAGATCCGCGACATCCTGACGAAGTTCGTCACGAAGGGTGCCGAGATCAGGGTCGGCAACATCCCTGCTGACAAGCTGCAAGCTGTTTACGCAGAGCTGAAGAAGCTGGAAGCGTAAGGGTTTCGGGGCTGGTGTGTTATGAGCGCATCAGCCCCACCACTCTCTAAAAAGGAATTCAAAAATGTCCAGCACCGTAGATGTCGATTTCGACAGTCTTGATGAAAACAAAGAAACGAAGCATGCCTGGTTCATCGTTTTTTGCAGTGATTTTGACACCTATGTCGCTGAGTATGTGCCAAAGTCGCAGGTCGAGGTTGACGAAAAACGCAAGATCGTCACAATGCCGGTCTTGATGGCTAAAGAAAAGGATTTGATCTGATGTCCGAAGAAAAAGCACATAGTTTAAATAGCCCTTCATCCTTCTCGCGCCGGATTGGTTGCCCTGGCAGCGCAAACATGGAGAAGGTACTGCCGGAAGAAAGCTCGTCCTTCGCTGATGAAGGCACCGCAGCTCACGCGCTCGGTGAAATGTGCCTCCTTGAAGGTAAAGATGCCGCCTATTACGAAGGCGAAGAAATCAACGCGGAAGACGATCCCAAGAAACCCGCAAAAATGTTCGTTGTAAATCAGGACATGATTTCGGCGGTGCAGGAATACGTCGATCATTGCCGCCCCCTGTTGGGCCGACACATGATCGAAGAAAAATTCATGCTCCCATTCCTCGGCCCAGGGGAGAAAGGCACATCCGACTTCACCGCGCTTCACAATGGCATCTTGCATGTGATCGACTACAAACACGGTAAAGGTGTCACGGTTGAGCATGTTGGCAACATTCAAGGTCTGTGTTATGGCCTCGGTGCCGCGCAGGTCTTCGCTAATGAAGATTGGCACACCCTGCGGATCACCATCGCGCAGCCCCGCGCATATCACGATGAAGGCGGTATCCGGTCGTGGGATGTGCCGCGTGATGAGCTGATTGACTATATGATCGAATTTGCCGCAGCGGCAAAGGCCACTGAAGATCCAAACGCACCTTTGAAAGTCGGGTCATGGTGCCGCTTCTGCAAAGCCCGTCCGATGTGTCCGCAGCGTGAGAAAGAAGCCGCGCAGGACATGGAAATGGATTTCAGCGAACCGACATCTCAGCCGGTGCCGGTGAATTTCCTGAGCGACGAGCGCATTGCTTATCTGGTCCTGCACAGGGTCAAGGAAATCGAGCAGTGGTGTGCGTCACTCAAAGACTATGCTCAGACACGCGCTGAAAGCGGTAAACCGCTTCCTGGTACCAAGCTGGTTGCTACCCGCGCTGTCCGTGTGTGGAAAGATAAAGACGCTGCGGAGAAGTTCTTCTCACAAAAATTAGGTGACAAAGCCTATAAGATTGAGAAGGAATTCCTGAGCGCACCGGCGATTGAAAAAGTCATCGGTAAAAAAGAATTCAAGCAGCATGAAGCAATGGTGGAGAAAGTCTCGACCGGCGCGACACTGGTGCATGAATCGGACCCTCGTGAGAGTGTTCGCTCTACAGTCGAAGAAGAATTCGGCTGAAAACATCAAAACCTGAAAGGAAAACTGAAATGTCTAACATCTCTGATATGACGAAATGCCACATCGCTAAATCGGGCAACATCATCGCACCGAAAGGTCGCCTCTCATACGCGCAATTCCTGCTTGAACCGCAGGAACGCACTTATGAGGATAGCGGTAAGACGGTGAAGGTGTACAACCTGAACATCCTTGTTCCTGGTCCGAACAACAAGCAGGGCTTGCCCCCTGCCGACTTGACGGTCCTGAAGCAAGCGATGGCGAAAATCGCGCTCGAAAAATGCAAAGGTGACAAGAATCGCGCTGCGAGTTTTGTCAACAAGCGTTTCCTCGATCCGAACAACCTTCCCCAAGGTGGCAAGCCGATGGGTGAAGAGTTCGAAGGCTGGATTCTTATTCGTGCAACGTCTTCCTACAAGCCGAAATTTGCTTACCCCAACGGTAAGGAAATCCCCGCTGAGGAAGTCGAAAACGAACTGTACTCCGGTCGTTGGGCGCGTCCGACCCTGAACCCCTACTGGACGGACAACAAGAAGAACCCTGGCGTGTGCCTCGGCCTTCAGAACGTCCAGTTGCTCGACCACGACGAAAATCTCGGCGCAAGCGTTGCTTCTGCTGAAGATGAATTCGGCGGTGACGATGCAGGTGGTGAAGCCAGCAACGATGCTGGTGATGCCGCAGGTTCGACCTCTGACGTTGACAAAATGTTCGGCTAAAACCTACCTGATGGGCCGGTATCGCAAGGTATCGGCCCATCATACTTCCTCAACCTCTCAAACATTAAGGATCTCTAAAAATGGCTAACAAAACGGGTACTGTGAAATGGTTCAACGATCAAAAAGGTTTCGGTTTCATTCTGCCGACCGAAGGTGGCAACGATGTGTTCGTGCATGCCTCTGGTGTTCAGGGCGCATCCCTGAAAGAAGGTCAGTCTGTCAGCTATGAACTGGCACCGGATCGTCGTGGTCGCATGACCGCTGTAAACGTGCGCTAACGATGCCGAAAAATACGAATAATGTTCCGCTTATTGGAGGTGTGACTGAGCAAAAGCTCATCATCACCTTCAGTAAGCGGGAAACGGGGGAGGGAGATTTGACATTCGATTTCGAACCCCCAATCGTACAGGCAATCTCGCCGGAACAACGCGCAGCGGTTAATGTTGCGGAACAGGTCATCAAGCTGTTCGGTCTGCAAGATAAAAAAGACAAGGAGAAAAAAGATGGCAAAATCATCATCCAGTGACAACATCGGTCATATCGGCGGCAACGCCGGTGCGCGGTTGAAGTCATTTGTCGAGCGCATCATTCGTCTTGAAGGCGAAAAAAAGGCTCTCGGTGAAGATGTCAAGGACGTTTACAGCGAAGCGAAGGGTGTCGGTTTCGACAGCAAGATCCTTCGCAAAGTCGTGAAACGGGCGCAGATGGATCGCAACAAGGTCATCGAAGAAGACGAGCTGATCGATACATACGAACACGCTCTCAGTCAACTGTCGGATATGATGCAATGAAGAAGAAAATTAAATACATTGTCAGGTATATTCCTCATGTTGAAGAGCGTGAAGTCTGTACTGCTGACATTGGGGAATATCTTCGAAAAAAGAATCTTGGTCAGATCATGACTGTTACTGAAAAGAACAGCGGATTACGACTGAGAGTTCATGAACGGATCGAAATATGACAGTTTCGTATATCATTTGGAAGGTCGCTGATGCACCAGCGCGGCTGAATGAAGTCTTTCCCAAGGCGCAGCTTGATTGGTATATCATTGAATATTCCAGGTGTGTCCTCACACCTGCCGACAGCATCCCTCACCCCTACAAACCGGAATGGCGGGTCGCTTGTTCCGATAAAATTAACTTGCCCTGAAAGAAATGAAAACATGTCTGAAATCAAAAATATGCGCCTTCTCTCTGAAACTGACCGCCATCCCAAAATGTCTAAAAACGGCAAGATCGGTGTGTTATCTGGCATCCTTCATCTTGCGCCTTATAACAGCAGTGGTCATCAGGTTTGTCCGATGGCTTCTGCGGGGTGCATCAAATCGTGCCTGAACTACGCGGGGTTTCATTACAACCGTAAATACGAAGCGCGTATCAAACGCACACAGTGGTTCTTCGCTGATCGGGCCGGTTTCATGTCACAGCTTGTCACTGAAATTTATGCGTTTCAGAAAAAAGCGAAAAAGCTCGGTTTGAGGCCCAATATCAGGCTCAACGGCACATCCGACATTCCTTGGGAAAACGTGCCTCTGGTCGGTCACAAAAACGTCATGGAGATGTATCCCAACATCGCATTCCACGATTACACGAAGCGATATAACCGCAAAAACCTGCCCAATAATTATAAGCTCGTCTTCTCGCGCTCCGAGAGTAATCACAATCAATGCATCGACGCGCTCCAAAATGGCATGAACGTGGCTGTTGTTTTTGCTGACAAGCTGCCGAGGCATTTTGATTTCGGCATGCATCGCGTACCGGTTGTTGATGGTGACACGCACGATTTCCGCTACGGTGAATATGAAGATCATGATCACCGCGTTGTTATCGGTCTTCTCGCAAAAGGTGTTGAAGCGAAGCGGGATCAAAGCGGTTTCGTGGTGAGAGCATGAAAGAAGTTAAAGTCTTATTGAAAGAACTTGAGCGTGGCGGCTGGACTAAGGTGTCGCAAAACAAACACATCAAAATGCGCCACCCTGATCATGGCATTATTATCGTACCGAACTCACCACGCTGCCCTCATTGGGAGAAGAACCTCCGCAAGCAGATCCAGCGACAATCGAAGGTGGCAGCATGACATTAAACAGACGCTTTTCTAACAAGTTCAGAGTGTGCAGAAAGACGGGTTGCTGGAATTGGACCGGTGGAACCATGTCATCTGGATACGGTAATATTTTAAATGAAAAGGGCAAACAAGAGGGAGCGCACAGAGTTTCGTATCGATTATTTGTAGGAAAAATTGGTAAGAATTTTGTGCTTCACAAGTGTGACAATCCTCTCTGCGTAAACCCTGATCACCTGTTCTTGGGGTCACAAAAAGATAATTTAAAAGACATGACTAATAAAGGTCGGCGTCGGTCGAATACACCAAAGGGTGAAGATCACCTTCATTCAAAGCTGACGGTAAAAGATATTGTCGCAATTCGTAGAAAGTACATTCCTAGAATTTATACTCTTCAACAATTAGCTGACGAATACGGAACCGCAAAAAGAAATATATATTTAATCATTCAAAGAAGAGCATGGAGTCATGTGAAATGACACAGATGAACGACCTTATTAATGACTGTGAGACATACCCCAACTGCTTGCTGATTTCCTTCCTGCAAATCAGCAGCGGTAAGACCCTCGTTTTCGAGATGTCATCGCGTAAAAATGATTGGGAGAAATTCAAGCTCTTTGCGCGGAATTGCAGCAACGGCTTCATCCGATGGGTCGGTTTCAACAACTATTACTTCGATTATCCCGTCATCCACGAGATGCTGCAAAAATTCAAGACCGGCAACCCGACCGGAGAGCAAATTGCGAAAGCGGCCCATCAGAAGGCGCAGATGCTCATCCAGTCGCAAAAGGACGAGAAGTTCACGCAGATCATTTGGGATAACAATCAGTTGGTGCCGCAGATCGACCTGTTCCGCATTCACCACTTCGACAACGTGGCGAGATCCACATCGCTGAAGGTGCTTGAATTCAACATGCGCTCTGAAACGGTGGAAGACCTGCCGTTTGACTATCGCAAGGTTCTCAGCAATGATGAGATGACCATCCTGGTCAACTATAATGGTCACGACTTGAGAGAAACGCTGAAGTTTTATCATCGCTCGAAGGAGATGATCGAGTTCCGCGAAAAACTCAGTGCGAAATACGAGCGCAACTTCCTCAACCACAACGACACGAAAATCGGCAAAGATTACTTCATCATGGAGCTAGAAAAGGCCGGTGTGAAGTGCTACAACTTCGACGATGGCTCCCGCGCACCCAACCAGACGAAGCGGCCTGTCATCAAGATCCGTGACATCATCTTCCCCTATGTGCAGTTCCAACGACCTGAATTCAATGCTGTCCTGGCGTGGCTGAAGAGGCAGGAAATCAACCAAACAAAAGGTGTGTTCACTGAGCTGGACGAGGATGGTCTGCGGGATCTCGCGCAATACACCAACATGAAGACCACCAAGGGCAAGATCAAAAACCTGAACTGCATCGTGGATGGGTTTCAGTACGATTTTGGCACTGGCGGCATCCACGGCTCCATCGACAGCACGATCATCGAAGAGGATGACGAGTGGGCGATCATTGACTATGACGTTACCTCGCTGTATCCTTCCATTGCCATCGTGAATGAGGTTTACCCCAAGCACCTGACCAAGAAATTTTGTCAGGTATATGCACAGCTGAAAGCAGACCGTATTTCGTACAAAAAAGGCACCCCTGAGAACGCCATGTTGAAGCTGGCCCTCAACGGTGTCTACGGTGACAGCAACAACCAATACAGCTGCTTCTATGACCCACAATACACAATGACGATCACGATCAACGGGCAGCTGATGCTCTGCATGCTTGCCGAGCGTTTCATGGCTGTCGAAGACCTGCGGATCATTCAGATCAACACGGATGGCATCACCGTGAAAGTCAGACGTAGCAAAATCGACGAAGTTGAGGCACAATGTAAGGAATGGATGAAGATCACCAGGCTCGACCTCGAACGGGCCGACTACGCGAGAATGTTCATCCGTGATGTGAACAATTACGTTGGTCAATATGTCGCCAAAGAAGGCGAGAAGCAGAAGATCAAGTCGAAAGGTGCCTATGAGTGGGAGAGTTTATATCGTCCAGACCACCCTGAACCGGCATCGATCACCTGGCACAAAAATCATTCTGCGATGGTCGTGCCAATGGCGGTCCAGGCTCACCTTATCGAACGCAAAGACATCGAGAGCTTCATTCGGTCACATAAAGATCCATTTGATTTTATGCTCCGCGTCAAAGCACCGAAATCTGCCAGATTGATGTGCGGTGATCAGCAGATCCAGAACACATCACGCTATTATGTCAGCACTGACGGTCATCAGATGGTGAAGATCATGGCTCCGTTAACAAGGTCTAAAAACCCTGACAGGGAGCGTCCGATGAAGGTGCATGATGGCTTCAAATCCACACCCATGAACAAGATGGGTGAAGTGAAGAACATTGACTATTCGTGGTACATCGAAGAGGCGTATAAGTTGGTCAGACCACTTTACGATGGTATGTTGAGTGAAATGTGTACTTAAAAAGTACATTATGTAACAATATTATAAATGTTCCCCTATTTTGCGAATTTTATTATATATTATTCGGAGTAGGGGAGGGCTATAAATGAGTAAAAAGATCAATGATGATACAAAAAAAGAGATCATAGACGCACTCAAAAGAGCAAACGGTATTAAAAGAGAAGCTGCTCGATTACTTGGTATACCAGAGTCCACATTTCGTCGTCGATACATCGAAGCGACAAAAGACAAATCAGTTCAAAACTTAGATCCATTCATTCCAGACGGACAGAAACTCAGAGGGGTTTCGACACTATATGATAAAAACGGCGAACAGATTATTCAATGGGTCAAAACCAACCAGGACATTGAACGTCAAATTGAAGTGTTGCGTGCAGCGTCATCCGTGATGATGGAAGCAATACCAAAAGCACCTATTAACACATCAACACCAGTCGTACTGGATAAGATTTTATCTCAATATACCATCACAGATTACCACATGGGGATGATGGCCTGGGCGGCTGAAACAGGCGAAGATTGGAACACAGAGATCGCAGAAGAATTTCTGTTCGCATGGTTCATGGAGGCAATAAAAGGCGCACCTGCAAGTCACACAGCTGTTCTCGCACAGCTTGGTGACTTCCTGCACTATGATAGCCTCATGCAAGTGACACCAACGTCAAAGCATGTTCTGGACACAGACGCAAAGTATGCTCTTATCGTACAGGTCACAATAAGAGTTCTTCGCAGGATCATTGACGCGCTGTTAGATAAGCATCAGCATGTTCATATTATCATGGCCGAAGGTAATCATGATCTCGCCTCATCTGTGTGGCTTCGGGCCATGTTCACAGTTTTATACGAGCATGAAAAACGGGTTACAGTTGAGCAAGGTGAATCAGGTTACTACGCATATGAATGGGGTAAAACATCTTTATTCTATCATCACGGACACAAAAAAAAGATGAAAGACCTAGCAACTGTTTTTGCTGGAATGTTTCGTGAGATGTTTGGGCGCACAACCTACGCATATGCACATACTGGTCATTTGCATCACATCGATATGAAAGAAAATAATCTTATGGTCACAGAACAACATCCTTCACTTTCTGCACCAGACGCATATTCAGCCAAACTTGGTCTTATTTCAAAACGTGCGGCAAGTGTTATCAATTACCATCGAGATCATGGTGAGGTTTCACGGTTTACGGTACGCCCTGAGATGGTGCAACGATGAAAACGGACAAACGCAAGACTCTGTTGATAGGTTATAAAAAATGGGATTTTCGCTTTGTAGACAAAATAGACAACGGGGAATCTGTCGGAGTGTGTGAACACCCACCATCAAAACATAACAGCTCAAAGGGTCATATCAGGATCGCTAAGGGGCTACATGGAATTGAGAAGGCAAATACAATCATGCATGAGGTCAATCATGCTATTTTCTACTCACAAGGTATTCACATGACCTCCGATCAGGAGGAACATATCGTCTTGGCAATGACTAACGGGTGGGTTCAGTTTATTAAAGACAATCTTAAGTTCTTCAAAGCTATCATCCTTATGATAGAAAAAAGTTCATGATTTTATCTTTATATAGCTCCTGATTTTGCGAGTTCGTCTTCCAACGATCCCATGCTGATATGCCCGTAAGTTTTCTGAACGGTGGTCGGGTTGTCACCGAGCAGTTTTGCCACCGCATAGATCGTCACGCCATCTTCGAGAAGGTGCGTGGCGCGGCTGTGGCGAAGGATGTGAGGCGTGATGCGACCGGCAGGGCGACCATCGCGCTCCGCGACTTCCAGCAGTTGTTCAGACGCGCAAAGCGCGGTGAATGCAGCCAGCCGGTCTTCATCGGAACCAAGCACGAAATTATTTTTGCGCTGGTCGTACATATCTTTGAGCATCGGATAGAGGTTCCCCATCGGTACCGTGGGCCTTCTCTTGTTGGTTTTCCGAGCGTCACGCTTGTCCAGCGCGATGGTGCGCCGGTTAAAATCACACTGATACCATTCGAGGCATTCCACGGCCCGTCTGCGTGAGGCAGTACCATAGGTGATCCTGATGAATTGCTCCATGATGGGATCTGCGGCGTTGAGCAGGATCTTCAACTCGTCCTTGAACAGCCACACCTCGCGCTTCGGTAGGTCGGACGGGATTTCAAAAGTCGGCTTGTGTAGCTCGGATATCCGCTTCCACTTCAGGGCATGATTACAGGCCGCACGAAGCGTTGTCAGCTCCCGCGCCACGGTGGACAGGGCGACACCAGCAGCGATGCGAAATGCGCTGTATTCGCGGCAGAGGGGGATGTCGATTTCATAGACCAGCCGACCGGCGAAGAACGTCTTCAACGCCCTCACAGCCGCCCTCGTCCTTTTCCAGTCAACCGCTTGGTTCTCGCGGCTATACTGGTGGAGGATGGTCAGTACATCATTGCTTCGAGTTGCCGTTTTTGCTTCAGGCATGCGACTTGCTCCCTTGAATAACGTGAGTGACCGCCTGGGGTCTTTTTATCAGGCACAAAATATCCGCTTTCCCGCCATCTCTCGACGGTGCGGACCGTGACATCGAGGTCGTTGGCGACATCTTCTGTCTGCATGAAGGGTTTCTGTCGGGGTTTCATCGGATATTCCTTGAATTTCAACCTTATATCTACATCATACCAATGTCGGGGTTTAATGTCAATGGGAATATCCAACAATTTGAAGAAAAAAAAAGAGGAACCTTTTCAGATCCCTCTTTTTCCTTTGAAATCAGTTATTTATTTCTTTGGCGGCAGCTTACGGAGTGGAGGCCGTTTCTCTTCTTTTTGACCTTCCTGCGCCCCATGAGCGACCGCGCCAGGAAGACGCGCACCCACGGTGCCTTGGATTGTCGGTGTTTGACCTGCGGCCCATCGTGCAAGCGTTTCGGACATAAGACCCTTCACGGTGGCATACGTCATCCCCATCGCTGTCAGCGTGGCAGGGAGGTTGGTTGCTGCACCGGCACCAGTTGCCAGCAGCGCACCGGCTTTGGATGCGTTCTTGATTTCCATCGCACCCATGCCTGTACCGGCAGTACGCGAGGAATTCGCTTCAAGGCCACGTTTCTTGAATGCATCAGCGATCAGCGCGAGGTCATCGAGCGTCTGACGAGTGCCGAGATCGTCATCGAAGAGCATGTTTTTGACACGTGGGTCCATCTTATTCCATTCGGTGATGAACTTCGTGGGGGATACGACTTCACCCGCCGCGTCTTGTGCGCCAGCTTTCGCGAGGCCGAGATCATGAGCAATATTTGCACGGAGGTTACCCCATTGTTCCGGTGTTGCATTGCGCTGGATGTACTCCATCTTGTCAGGATTTGCATACGCTTGTTTCAGGAATTGACCGCTGCGTTCCAGCTGACCGCTGCCGAGCTTATCAGCTTGCGGGATGTCGCCGCCTTCATTCAGGCGAACGTCATCAGCATGCGCTGCGGCTTGATCTGCCATCAAGGATCTGAAGTCATCACCTACACCGGCTTTGTCAGCCGCGCCGGTGAGATCTTGCGTGATCGCTTGATAAAGTTGCTTGCTCTGACCACCCTTGATGCTCGGCTGATCAGTGCGGCGACCCACATTCGTGCGCCAGGAACGGAATTGCTCGTAAGGCACCATATTGGTCGCTGTTTCAGTCGTGACCGGCACCTGCGTCTGCATCGGCGCACCTGTCTCATCGACAATGCTGCTGGCTTTCGGTTGCATGGTGGTTGTCTTGTTCTTCAAAATCATTTGGTCGAGCAGATCGAGTTCATGCTGCAACGCACCCTGCATTTCAGGGTCCACTCTCGGCATCATGTCAGCGATGGCTTTGCGCGTAGCGGTGACATCGATACCGGTTGTTGGGCCGATTGCGGCTTGCAGCGCGTCTTCACGACCGCCGAAGCTATCACGCATGCGTTTCGCACCTTGCTCCGCGATGTCATAGGTCTGTTGCGCGAGATCCATCTGATTGGTCATTGGGCCGGAACCAGCAGGGCGCATGCCAGCTGCGGTGTCCGTCAGTTTATCAGCGAACTGGCTGAATTGCTGCTCACGGACGTTTTCAGGCACAGATGAGAAGAACGGCAACGCGGAAGCACCGCTTTCAATTTGTGCGGCAGAACGTCCACCGGTCATGCCGACAGAAGGACGAACGCCTTGACGTTCCATTGCTGCCAGCGTTTCGGCACCACCTTCACGGCCGAAGAGCTTGCCGATTGCGTTGGGTGCGCTGTATGCGAGTGCGCCTGGACCCAAGCTGCCGAGCAGCTGCGCGAAGAAAGTCGCGACAGGTCCGAAATCATTCTTTTCTGCGACCACACGGCCCGTTTCGCCACCTGCTGCGGAAGCCAGTTCAGCTGCAACAGCGGTTTTGGGTGCCGCCATGACAGGTGCGCTCAGATACTGCGCGAATTTACCGGCGATACCAGGTGTCTTTGCTGCCAGCGAGGTCATCCCCATGCCAGTCACGCCAGATCCGAACGCTTCAGCGATGTTCGACGTTGACGGATAGTTCGGGTTCGGTGTTTTGATGCCGCCGACACCACCCATGCCTGGATAATGCGCGTCAACCGCGTCGATCAGCGGATCTTCACTCGGAAAAAGAGTACGAGCAACTTTTCCGACTGTACCATCAGTGTGCTTCGCCATCTCGCTGATTTTCTCTGCGCCCTGATCACCAGGAAGCAGGTTCACCAGTCGAGGCGCGTTATTGATGATGTTGTAAGGCGTTTCGATCATCTGCGTCATGCCACGCGAGACAGAGTTCAGCGCGTTTGTGACATACGGCAGCACACCTTGAGCATCTTGCTTTTCATTCGTCTTTGCAATGGCACCGCGCAGGTCAACAGGCGGCAGCTGATCGGCTTGCCCTCTGTTCTTCGCGAGGAATGTCTGTAAATCTGCCATTTAAAGCCCCAATACGTTGGCGCGTTGAATGATCGCGTTCTTGATGTCCTGCGGAGGATCATAGTTGAAGAATTCCAGCGCACCTTGCAGCTCTTCAGGCGTGTTCATCTGACCAACACCTTCGAGGGTGGGAATGTTATGCATTGTTGGACCAAGATCATTTTGCAGTTTCAATGAACCATCATCGTTATAACCGCGATAGATGAGGTTATTGTAGGTGTTCTGCAAGCGCATGAGGTTGTAGCGCAGCTGCTCAGGTGATTGACTCTGTTGCAGAGATCCGAATACTGCCTGAAGCAACTTGTTCTCAGATTCGGAAACCTGACCGAGCGCACCACCTGTCGGGGATGCTTCACGCATGCTCTGCAACTTGTCGAAGCCGACATTCGCCTTGATGGTGTCCAGCATCTGTGCAAAATCATGCGCTGGCATCATCGGAATGCCGCTGGTCACGCTACCCATACCTGCGACAGCACCACCTTTTTCGTTGAGCAAGTTCAAGGACCGATTGAGTTCGTCGTTAACCAAGTCACCTTGAAGGCCGCGCTGTCTGTTTTTTTCTGCTTCTTTTGCTTGGAGTGCCGGTGATTTCGGCAACGGTGTGATTGTCGTGCCATCTTGCTGGACAACGGGTTGCGGGGCGGTCGGTTGCTGCTGCGGTTGTGCGCCATCCATCACCTTTTCAACGTAATTTTGCGTTTCAGGATAATTGGGAACTCCACCAGCTCGTGCGACAGCACCTGGGCCAGCATTATACGAAGCGAGAGCAAGGCGTTCGTTGCCACCATGCTGATCGCTCATCGCGCCGAGATAATCCTGACCGAACTCCACGTTGAGTTCAGGGTTTTGCAAAAGGATCTTCGCGCCTTCTTCGTCGTATGACGGAACAGGGATGCCCTTCTCTTCGGCGCGTTGGAAGATGTTCTTCACGCCAAAACCAGGATCGACAGCCGTGGAAGGCATCACCTGCGTTAAGCCGGTAGCACCTTTCGGGGAAACTGCATTCGGATCACCACCGGATTCCTGTTGGATCAGGGAACCCATGAGATGAGCAATCGGAGAAGGTGCTTCACCACCCACCGCAGGTACAGCAGGGCGATTTGGTGCAGCGACACCTGGGGTACGAATAACCTGACCGCCTTGGGTGTCGATTTCTACTTTGGGTGCGGTGCCAACTCCGTACTCAGCACCAGGTAAAGGCATACCAGTGCTGCCATCAACGATATACTTGGCATCACCCGCATCAACCTGCATCGGCTTGTTGACGTATGTTCCGAACAATTTTGCTGCATCGGTTTCACCCCGCTTTTCGATGGAACGACGATACATGTCGTTACGGATCTCCGGTGACAGGTTCGGCAACGCATAGTCACCAAGACCCATCTGACGGTTATCCATTTCGTTCTGCACACCGATACGATCCATCTGTGCTTTCATGTACTGCTGCTTCTGCACATCAGCTGCGGAAGGTTGCGACATGTAGTATTTGAAAAGCGCACCAACGGCCTGATTACCTGCTTCGGCCCAAGGGTCTGTGTTGCGTCCAGCCATTAGAACGGACTCCTTCCAGCAAGTTCATAGCCGAAAAGTTTAACCGGCTTGTTGTTCATGAAAAGACCATATTGTTTGTAACCGCCGAGAGGTGCGCCACTGAGTGTCGGACCTTGAAGCGGTGCATTCGTGAAAGAACCACCAGCTGCGCCGTACAGCGAGGTCGCCATACCAGCTGTCTTCAACAAGGTCGGGAAGAGCGACGAACCTTTGTTCGCGTTGTTTGCAGCTGCATTCATTTCAATCGGCAGTATGCGTGTGTTCGCACCGGCCTTGTCCTGGATGCCGCCAAACAGACGCGCAAATTGACTTTGATCCAGACCAGTGTTGAACAGCGCGGAACCGTAACCTTCGAGTGCTGCCTTGTTTGCAACATCGCGATCCGTTTTGGCAGCGGCATCTTCGGAAGCCTTCTGACGAGCAATGACCACGTTCTTGGGTGTGCCTTCGGAGAGGCCCACGTTGTAATCCGGTTGAGTGCGGATGCTTGCAAAAGCCTGTTTGACTTTATCCGCTTCAGCATCGCGCTGTATGTCGAAATTCTCGCGGCCTTGCTTCTGCGTGTTGTTCGCTTGAATGGAGCCAGCATCGGCAGCGTACTGTGTGTTTCGTGCAAGGTTTTGCGTGAATGCAGCTTCTCTCGCATTTTGCATGCGGCGTTCATTATTTGCTTGCTCACGCGATTGGAAGTATGTACCACCTGCTGAGAGTGCAAGACCTGCTGCTGTTACCGGATCACACATTTCTCAATTCGAACTTGTGAAAGTTCGCTCCTTTGTAGCCGAGGGGGAAAGGTTCACTCACTTTGAAGCCCAACCACTTCAGCCATTCGATTGACGTTTTGTTATCAGCATGGATATAGTTGAAAAGATAGCCATATCCACGAATCATTTTTTCGAACACCTCTTTGCAGTATCTCGCAAACTTGAAGGTGTATTTGTGCAGCTCATCAGTCGCCAGCAACCAAATCACACCCACGCTCAATGGTCCGTTTTGTCTCGTGATCCCGAAGATTGCAACCGGCCTACCTTCGACTTCCCACACTTGAGAATTTTCCAGCAGGTCAGGTGTATCTTCAAAGCACTCTCTAATCGTTGAACCGTCCAATGCCTCGACTTCAGCGACATCTTCAGCTCGTGCATGCTCAATTATATATTCGACATCCTCTTGTGTTGATTTTCGAACGATATAATTGCTCATTTTAACCTACTACATCGACGCTGCTGCCACCGGACCTGCCGTACTGTTGAACACCGGTGCCTTGACTGTATTTTCTTGCGTTGCTGATCGCAGCCACGTTGCCGAGGTTGTTGAAGAAGTCACCAAACACGTTCGCCAGAGGCGAGGACGGTGCGGTGGGCTGCAAAGCAACAGCAGCGGACGATGCCGCAGCGGAAGCCGCGCCAGGATCTGCCGCAGCGCGGTTATCTGCGTACAGCTGAGATTTGCGTTGGTCGATGTTGGCGCGAAGGGCTTGCGTTGCGGCGTTACCTTGGTTCGTGATCGCCAGTTTCTGTTGATCGTAATTCTTTTGCAGGTCTGCCAGCTGTGTTGCGCCAACTGAGCCGGTCAGGTTGCCGGATTGTGCGAGTTGCAGCGTCAGACGCTTTACAGCGTCTTTGTATTGGTCATCAAGCTGCGGTGCATAATAACCGGTGTATTGCTGGTTATAATTGTTGTAGAAATCATCATTGAAACCGGTGAACGCTTGGTCGATACCAGTTTGACCTTCAGCGATTCGCGCTTGACGAGCCGCTTCTTGTTGTTGAGCGATTGCTGCTGAATTATCCTTTGGTGGTGCTTTAGGCATACACATGATTACCCATCCTCAAATGTTCCGGTGTAATGCATGGCGAGTGCAGAAATCGTTGCCGGTCCTGCTGCGGAGCAGGTGAGGTTCACCGCAAAGAGGGATGACACTCCGGTCATCCCATATCTTGGTTTACCGTAAGTAACTCCGGTTGAATTCCCCTGGTTGACCACTGAAGCAGGATTATTTGGGTCAAGAAGAATTTCAACCTTCCATGTATTTATACCAATAATATCAAAACCAAGCAACTCTTTAAATGCAGCAGGGGTTTTTGCGCCGAAATAAGGTAATTCGACAAGGCAAACATCCTCGTTTGCACTCGGATAAGTGTCGTTGTCAGCACCACCATAAAGGTACAGATAATCTGTACCACCTTCAGTTCCGCGCACATAAATTCGGTCGTTGATTTTAGCGAAGTTCTTGATTGTAAAGCCAACTTCGTAATAACTCCATGCACTGATTTTAGCAGATGGGAAGTAGCTAAGAACATAAATCCGGTTTTTGATGCCGATCCAGAAACGACCGTCAATAGGCTCCACGACACCGACCGCTGCCGCGATTTCCTCTTCAGTGAGGGTATCCATGAATTCACGGATGTGGGTGTCGATCGATGTACCAACATCACTGACATATGCCGCGTTCGAACTGTCACGCGCCTTGATCGACCGGATGCCGGAATTGTCGAGATAAAAAACATCGTTGTTACCGTATGGCACCACGGACCCAGGCGCGGTCGTACCAGTGTTTTGCAGGGTTTGCAAGACCACGTTGGCAGAACTGTCCTCACTGATCGACCAGATACGGATGTTGTTGGTCGAGAAGATCGCCATCAAGCCTTGATATTCCTGCGCGACCGTCAAAAGCTCTTCACCTGCCGACTGGTTCGCCATATTGATGAAACCGTAATCAACACCTGATATCCATTGTGTCGGTGCATTCAATGCAGAGAAATAGAGGTTGTTGCTGGCAGTTGAATAGAGCTTTTGCTTGAACGTGAGCGCGGAAATACCCGTACCAGACGCACCACCGGTGACGATGTAATTTTCGGTACCGTTGATTATAATTTTAAATTGGTCAGCTGTCTCAAAGGTACCTGTGATTTGGGCCGTATAAACCTGTGCGACCGCGCTGACAGCTGAAACACCACCTGTCATTGTAGCGTCATGAGTTGAAGTAACATCACCACTTTCATTCGTGACAACGACAAACCCATTTGGACCTGAACCAGAACCAGCAACTGCACTAATGGTCACTACCGGCCCAACAGCGGTCGCACTATAATTTGGGGAACTGGTGAGCGTGTTGATTGCAGATGCGATGTTCGTCGCTGTCTGTGAGTTCGACGTTACCCACGGCACACCAGCATAAACGCCACCTGACATATTTGATATAGAGCCAGTCGTAACGTCACCAGCTTCGACGGGATTAACGACAAATCCATTTGGGGATGATCCTGAACCAGCGACAGCAGTGATAATCACCTGAGCACCAGAACCAGATGCCGTATAATTTGGTGTGGATGTATAAGAGTTAATCTGTGCGCGGATTGCGGTTGCTGTCGCATCATTCGATGTCACCCAATCAACAGGTGCACCAAGAATATCGACACCATCAACAAGAACTTCGTCAAGATAGTTGACACCAGCTGATGCTGTACCACCCGTAACTGTGAAAGAACCTGTTGCCAGCGTTTCCGAATCACCACCAAGGATATTCACACCATCTACGGTGATAGATACCATGTTATTGGTGCCAGATGATGCAGTGCCACCTGTGATCGTGACATCTGCGGTCGCCAAAACTTCACTCGCAGCTGCCACATTCGCTACAGTCTGCGTCAAAACGATATCTTGATCGTTAGTGGCACCATAGTTGGTCGCTAATTTGCTGATCGTGAAAGCCGTACCTGCGACCGCAGAGGTGATTGTGATTGTGTCTGTGGAGGATGAAGCGTTCACTGCGTTTGAGTTATTGATTGCAGCCGCCAATGCGGTTGCAACAGCATTATTGGAACCAATAGTAGATGCCAGCGTATCCCAATCAGTCACTCGTGCCGTGTTGTAGAAATGATAAATGTTACCGTCAGCATATTCGATGATGGAATAGAGCTTACCGTTGAATGCTGCGGCACTACGCACCCTTTCGATTGCTGTCGATGAAGTCGGATGCTGTGTTAAAAGGTGTGTGGTGCCAGGTGGCACGTTACCGGCCTGAGATGCATCATAACCAAGCGTGTAAAGCGTCTGGTTGATAGCAAAAAGACCATCTGTGGTGGAAGGAAAGCTACCGGTTTGTTTGACGAATTTCTTACGTCGAGCAACGTCACCACCCCGCGTCAGGTGTCCGTTCTTGATTGTCCATGCAGAACCGAGTTCACCCGCAACACGCGAGGTGCGTTTGCGATCCATACCCAATCTGATATCTTGCATCTGAATATAGGGCATGTCACTTCACAACGATTACGGTTTTACCTGTATTAGGTGTATTACGACCTCTCCCAAGACCGACCTGCACCGTTTTACTTGCACCCTGACCATTTCGACGCAGCATCAGCAAACGCCTTTCAGCCTGAGACAGTTTGTTTTTAGCATCTGGTGATTTCTGGCGCGAAAGGATCTCCGCTGCCGCGAAAAGAACGATCAGACGGTCATCAAGAGCAGCTGTGTCGCTTTCTTGAATGAGATTGCCGAGCTTTTTGGTACCGAACAAGTATAGTGTCGCAGCGTCACTTGGGATAGGCCACACTTCCATTTGTTCGGTTGAGCCGGTATGACGAATATCCCACTTCAGAACAGGAAACGAGCGATCTGGCGTGGCAGCATTGCTGTCATAGATCGAATAATCGTCAAACAGGATGCCACGCTCAAGATCGGTATAAACACCGTTGTATTTGAGCTTGACATCCTGAATGCGATCAAAATTAAGATCCGAAGGAAAGTTATAATACCGCGAACCGGCTACAAGACTGATGGTGCGTTGAACGCGCAGGTGGGGCCACTCATATTCGTCGTAGAGAGTTTCCTGAGTGCGCTGCAAAATGACTTTGAGGTTTTCGACCTCATCAACACCGACAGCTACGTTCTGAGTACGGCCCGTTTCAGCGCGTAACTGCGCGATGAGGGAAAGAAGTTGTGTTCCACGAGCCATATATCATTACCCCGCCAGGTCTTGAAGGTTTACCTCTTCAGCAGGGATTACACGATCCATGTTTTCTTGCTCATTCTGCGTCATCGTTTGCGAATGGTTGGCACGTTTGTCCATCGCGGTGACGTTTTTCGCCACAGAGATAACATCGTCCTCATCAACCATGCCAAAACGCTCGACCAGATCAGCAGGAAGCTGCTCAGGAACGGAACCCAATGGACCGAAGATGGTGTCGATTGATTGTTCGCGTTTGATGAGTGCCTGGTCGTACAGACCCTTGAGGCGACCCTTCTCTTCCCGCAGATTGATCGTTCTCTGCTCATGGAAGCTAACGCCAACCACGGCATCAACGCCGTGAATGTATTGGAGAACCAGAAGTTCAGGTGCCGAGAGAATTTTCTCGACTTCGTTCATGGTAGAACCGGCTAACCGGATTTTTGCTTTGTAGAAGTGCATGTTTGCTTTGCCTTTCGCACTAGAGTGGAGGGATGCCCTGTGGCGAACAGGGCATCCCCTTGATTTTAGTTTTAACCAGCGTACTGGCTAACACCCTTATATGCCGGATCGGGTTCTGCGATGAGCAGAGTGATCTCGGTTGCACCGTCAAGAGTAGCTAACGGTTCATAGGTACCACGAACGTCACCAGTGGTTGCGGTAGCCGCAGAGGAAACCCCTGCAACCAGCAAGCCACCAGGTTCGAGTGTGATCGTGTAGTCAGCGATACCCGCCGAGGCTGCACCATCGTTCTCGATCTCGACCGTTTCCAAAGGCAACACTTTCGTGTTCGCATAGGAACCGAGCGTATCGACAACACCGACAGCAGAACCGGAGAGCGCGATGGTCAACGTACCCACCGTACCAGCAGGTGTTTTGACAGTGATACCGGCATCAGCCGTTGCAACCGCCGTGTTCGTCACAGCAGAAACATCGACAACGTGACCACCAATCGGGCTTACAGCGTAAACCTGACCAGCATCTGCCAGAGAGGGGCTGGTGACGTTCAGATAAAGCTTGGAAGCCTTATCATAGATCGTCGAGCCTTCTTTGACACTGATGACGTTCGCTTGGTTGCTGAGGAATGCAGGGAGGCCAAGCACGTTACCCGAACCGACAGTCAAGCTCGTGACGTTCGCAGACACCGAGATGTCCGTAACCGTCTTGAACGCTTTTTTGCCAGTAAAGGAAGTGCCTGAACCAGAGCTTTCCTTCATCACGTTGCCATACTCGTCCGTACCGGTGACAGTCAGAACGGCAGTGCCGGTCCAAGATGCAACCACGTTACGAGGTACGGTGTTCGAACCAGCGAGGGCCGCTGCTGCGATTGCAGCCGCTGCCGTTACACTGGTCGAGAACACACCAGCCGAAGTCAAGTTCTGCGACACGCAGAAACCATCAGGATCTGCCGCAATGGGAGAGCCGAGGGTTACACGCGCCACCGAACCAAGAACAGTGCGCTTAATGTCCGCTTCATTGACAGCAGCCAGTGCGGGTTCATTTTGATCCGCACCTTCGATGTTCATTTGAAGGTTCATACGCGCACCAGCCGGAATGGACGTTGCACCGAGATAAGTGACAGTAACTTCAGATGCACCGAACGAAACCGTGAAGTCGGACGGAGAACTCAGCAAACGCTGAAACTTGTCAACCCACAATTTGTGTCCGTATGCAGCAAAAGTACCTGCACTCGTACCTGCCGGATAAGGGAAGGTCTTCGTGCCACTGGTTGCAATGAGCGCACCAGCAAACGCTTCAGATGTTTTGAAAGACATGATGTTTTTTCCTTTCTTTCAATTAAGCGATTGACACGATGCCGGAAGTGTTGCGCTGTTTGCAGACCAGACCAACCACATCCGTTACTGCGCGGTACATGACATATTTGTCATGCGGACGAGCAGGGCTGTGACGCTTATTGCGTTCAGCATCCATATACATCGGGTAGATAGCATTGGTATCGATGATGTACAGGTATTTGCTTTCGCCTTCGTCATCAAGTGTCGGGTCATAGTTGATGACCATACCCTTGAACGAGGTGTCAGCGATGCTGATGTCAATCGAACCTTTACCGGCCCAACCGTCCTGCGTATAAGTACCATTAACCCGAAGTTCTTTTTCAAGAGCATCCAGGAAAGACGAACCAGCAAACAGGACATGCTTCGGAGAGCCGTAGCGTTTCAGCTGACGGAACTCAGTTTGCAGAGCCTGTGCAATGGTCGAGTTTGTCGGAGATGCGGTCGAGAGGCCGAGGTTCACTCGGTTTCTCCACCAGGTGTTCGTGGACTGATCGATACCACCAACAACCAGAGCTGCCGTAGGGTTGGTCAGGATGAACGACTTGATGCCAGGGCAAAGTTCGCTATCTTGCGAACCATCACGCCAGAACATGTTGTTCATGCCACGAGCGCGGCCTTCCATCATGTCTTCCACTTTATCGTCAAGCAGGTCCGCAAGCGCGGTCACTTCACGATCAGAGTGGCGCGACTCATTGCGACCGGTCGTGGTATCAGCGATGCTGATGCCGTTCCGTTGCAATTCATCGAACGTGACCTCGATACCAGCGTGGATACGCTTGTACGGGAAGGTCGCCATTTTGATGTTGGCAGGGTTGCTGTAGCTGACCGTATCATCGTGGCTGAAGCCTTGGATGGTGGTCGAGTATTCGCCTTTCACGCGGACCGTCAGGAATTCCTTACCCGCAGGGAAGGTCTTCGCTTTCTTGTCAAACATGTTGAGCAGAGGTTTGTCCTGGATCGTTTGGGAATAGATAGTGCCACGGTCCAGGTGGTGATCGAGAGTCGCGTTAGCGATGTTCTCAAGTTCCTGTACTGTAAAAGCCATGATTCGCTCCTTTTTGGCTTACTGGTTGAGCGTTCTGCGAATCACATCGGCTGTATTTTTGGCTTCGGGCAGGTTGGAAACGGAACTACCACCATCGACGGTTCTCACCGGCTTGCGCTGTGGGGTCATCTTCTTCAAATCTGCTTCAACTTCCGTCTTGGCCTGATTTGCGAGTTTGACCGCCTCTTCTTTGGTCTTCGGTAAAGTTCCGTTCTTACTTGCTCTCACCAGCAACAGTTCGACGCGATCAAGAACGCGATCTTTTTTCTTCGCGTAGTCAGGATCAGATGAGGACCACTGCCGTTCCCAATCAGAGATTGCTCCCTGCATGGTCTGGATCTCGGTTCCTCGCTGACGATCAGCGTCAAGTCGTTGCTGGTGGGTTTGTCTTTCGGTACGGATTTGCCTTTCGGTTTCACCCGTTGCCTTGAGGCGCGACAACTCCAAGGCTCTTTCCTTGGTGATGTACCCCTGTTTAACTTGCTGCTGCAAATCAGGTGGTAAAATCTCACCGGTGATCTGCATCAGTTCGTTTACATACGGCATGATTTCACGAAGAGCCTTTGCAGGGTCATTCTTCATCAGTGCGCCGATGTTAAACAGTTTGTTTGCCTCATCCTCAGAGATACGATTTTCCGTGAGGAAATCAACAAAGTTCCTGTAGTGTCCAGCATCAACATTTGCCTGTTCCACCTGGGTCGTAAGAGCAGAAATCTGCTCCTTACTCTTGTGATACAAGCCTTTGAGTTTATCAAACCGTTCTGCGGTCGCCTTTTTTAAATGCTTGCGCTCTTCAGGTGAGAAATCCTCAAACTCATCGTCAGTTTTGTCCTTGTCGCCTTCGGCTTTTTTATCACCTTCAGCTTTTTTGGACTTATCTGCTTCTGAACTACCTTTGTCCTCGTCTTCACCTTCCGGCTTGATGGCGTTCATCACGACATCAAAAGTGGAAAGCTCATCTTTGGACGTATCTTGGTTGGACGAATCCGCAGTATCCTGGTCCGTGTCAGAAGTGGACGATGCTTCTGTGTTTTGCTGGTCCTTCAGTTCTTCGTTGGTTGGCGAAACCATTATCTAGCCTCCTTGTTGGGCGTTTCACAACGCTCAGTTTTTGTGTCCGTTTCACAACGCTCACTCAGTTATAATCTCAAACCCCGACATTGGTGTCAAGCTCATTGTTGTAAATCAGCAGGTTGCGTGAACGCGGCCTGTGGGCCAGGTTCATTTGTCTGTGTCGAGGTTTGGTTGTTCACACCCTTGTTACCCTGTGCTGCCGGATCATTCTTTTCACCAGCACCCTGCATGGGTGGTTTACCCATCTGTGAGTTGAGAGCCTGAATTGAAGGCATTCCCTCAATAATGACATCATCCAGATCAATCTCAAGCAGATCCGAATATTTTCGGCCCAAGGGGTAGGGGTTGATGCCTGGAAGCTGCAACAGGTACGGCATACCGCGCTCCATGTTGGCAAGCTCTGCCGCCTTGTTCGGGCGACCGCTGGAACCGGCGCGAACCTTGAGGTAAAGCTGTTTCGCGACAGTCTCGCGATCCATTTCAGGCCATACTGCACCAGGCCCGACAATCTCCATAACTGTTTCTGTTGAAAGTTCCATAATGAGAAGTTGACCGAGCGCACCGAATGCGTCCGACAGGAATTCGTCGAGGTCATCCACGTTCGAAGACAGCGTGGACATGCGCGACCCTTCAGCGATAGAGCTTTCGGTCGCAGTTACACCACTGGTGCCGCCAATATTTGCTTCCTGTGCGCCGACGATACGGAGCGTGTCTTCCATCTCAGAATTCGTTTCATACAGCGCGGGATCAATAGGAACGCTCTCAAAGCGTTGTACGAGATCCGCGATCTTTTCACCTTGCCCCAAGCTCTCGAATTCAATGACCGCATGTGCTGGTGCATTCGAAAGTTTTTCTTTGTCGGTTTCAGTGAGGCGACCTTTGACAGCCGCATACTTCGGTTTGTTCGCTTCACGATGGAGGCGACGATATTCACGCGACCGGTTATATTCGGCCTGAACGTGCTTCAGTTGGTGAACGTCAGAGAAAGGATACAGATCACTTTCGCTTTCAACATCGTTGAATGTCAGCGCGAAGACAGGCCAGAAACCTTCCATCCAGTAATCAGGTTCTTTCGGAGCAACAGCATAATCATTGTAACCATCAATGATCGTGAAGGTCTGCTGAAGATCCTTGTTATAGACCTCCCACACGCAGACCATACCTGCGCCCTTACCTTTTCCATCGTCTTCACTATCAGACTTGCGATGATATTCAGCAAGCTCACCCTTACCATTCTGTTTGTAAGGTGTGTAGGACTTACCGATGTCGATCTGATAAATCTTTTTGATCTCATCAGGTGACTTGTGAAATTCACGCGCAATCCACCCCGCACCGATGAAGCCCATCAGCTGCGTACAGCGCGGATCAACGATGATCTCTGTTGCACGGGGGAACATAAACTTCGGACCTTCACGCAGAATGACGTTCTGTTTTTGCTCAAGGTCAGCGATCAGCGTTTGCAGCTCGAATTCTTCATCCTGGCATTCACCATAACCTATTTCACCATCAACCATGTCCTGCATGCGGCGTTGCAATTCACCGAGCTTGTTGCGGCTGTCTTCGAGCGATACTGTTTCATCAGGTGACAGCTCCGCGAACTCACGCTGAAAGCCGAGCATCATGTAAGCGACCGCGCAGGTCTTGGCGCGGCGAACAAAACTCTTCATGGAGGGTTTGAGGCGCGGCTTCTGTTCATTCGCATAATAATCGAACAGGATCTCCAACGTGCTACCCATCTTTTTCATCATCTCGTAGTTCTGGCGACCTTGCTCGATCTCCATAACCATCGCTTGCGCGTTCAGATCACCCATCATTGCGGTCTTCAATGCCGCCACTGCGGTGTCAGGTTTACCATCCCACAGTTTATAATCGAGCCTTTTGCGTCTTTCAGCTGTCGCAACAGGGTTTTTCGCGTAAAGTGAGGCAACTGCCTGGTTCAAATACTGGTTGATGATGGGAACGGTGTAATTTCCACCTTCAACCCACTCTTTCGATCCACCCTGACGAGCGATCATCATGTCTTCACGCATGCGCTTGAAGTCTTTTTCGAAATATTTCTTTGCAGCAAGGATTTTCTGCTGCCATTTTTTGACGGATTGCTCAACTTTGGGGTCAACAGGGGGCTTTTCACGCTGCATACCGCTTTGTGGTTTACCCTGGTCTTCTCCACCCATCATATCTTCAAGTGATAAATCTGCCACGGCTACCATCCCTTGCTCAGTTTCTCTTGCTGTTTCTGTTGATCACTCGCATGAATAACCCAAGCAGCCGTACCCGTCTTCGGGATGTTGCTCTTAGGAGGGCGATAAGAACTGGCAGCAAGTTCCTTGACCAATCCTAACCCGATCCATGCCAACCAGTCAACAAAGTCATCGTTCGCCCCGTAGGGGAAACGCATCATCTGGTTCTTCGCGTCCTGAAACCACGGTGCGAAGGCAGGGAAGTGGACCTTTTTCATCGCCATGCGACCCTGGATCGACCTTGCACGGGTCATTTTATCCTTCGAAGGCACCACAGGGTCGATCAGCGTGTAAATTCGCTCTTCGATCATGCGCTTCCGCAAAAACGGCCCGAAGGACTTGGAGATCAACTCGCTTTCAAGCCAGTGACAGGACGGTCTACGGTTGCGGAACATCGCCAACAGCTCTTCCACTGTCCTGTCGGTTTCCATCTGCTGCCAAATGAGGTCAGGCATGATCCAAATGTCATCATTCGCGTCAACGCCGACCGAACCAATGACGGTTTTGTCACGCTGCTGCTTTTGGCTAACCGCATGGTCAGATGCGCTGTAAAAACGAAGCGTTTTTGGAAGATCCTGCGGCATATAAGGCACGATCATGTCTTCAGTGAAATAAATACCGTCTTCAGGGGTCGGAGATCCCATAACCAGCGCGGAGAAAGAGCGCGGATCACCGCGCTTCCACTGTGCGAAGAATTCAAGCGACTTTTCTTTGGGCCAGAGCGCGGTAACAGGTGCAGTACCAAATTGATCAATGATTTTCTGATTGTACTGCTTTTCCAACTTCAAACCGAGTGCTTTTGCAAGCCGGTCATCCTTGATCACGCCTGGGATGTTCATGAACTCCCAATCGTCCGCAATACCGGCGAAGCGTTTGTGCCTTTCGGGGTGAGTCGGGTCGCACAGGCGACCGATCATGTCATCTTCGTTCCAGCGCGTGTGAATGACACAGATTTTTGTCTTGTTAGAGCCGCGAGAATAAGCGATCTTGAAGAACCACGACCACATTTTCTCAAGAGCCTGTGGCGTGAACTCATCATCATCACCCTTGAACGGGTCATCGATAATAACGTAGTCCGCAGTACGACCGGTAATCGTACCACCAACACCGATGAAGAAAATCTTCCCGCCTTTTTTGTTCTGCATGAAAGATTTCGACTTGGCATCAGCCATAAATTCGACTTCAGGGAACACCTGACGGAAAACAGGGTTGTCCTTGATCATCTGACGGAACTCGTGACCAAGCTCGTCTGCGCGGGTCTGGTTATACGTCACGACAACAATGTTTTTGCGCGGGTTCTTACCCCAAATCCACGACAGGCCAATCTGCGACAGGTGAATTGTCTTACCATGCTGCGGAGGGATCGACACTGCAATCCGTTTACTCTTCCCGCTTTCAAATCGCTCCACGATGTCACACAACATCTTCGCGTGACCAGTGCGCTGGTATTCCGACTTGCGGGTGTCATCAGGATCAGTCGTATCACGCATCATCAGGTGACAATAATCCTGCATGTGCTTCTTCGCTTCACCAATCATGTACTGACGGTGAGTGAGCAGGATCTCCTGCTCGATATGATCATTCGAAAGATGTGAAAGATCGTTTAATTTTTGCATTCACGCTGCCTGTTTTCTTCGTAGCGGAACATCCACCGCTTTGTCTGTTCAGTATCATCGAGAGAAGCAGTGCCGGTTTCAGTCCATGCAGGACAATTATTTACAACCGGCATTCCCTCGCACGAACACAAAAACAAAACCGACATCAGAGCAAACACTTTATACCACATGGTACTTCCTTTCTGCTTCTGATCTAGCGTTACGTGCGTCTTGAAAATTGTCAAAAACACCGAGACTACAAGTTCTCCCATTTGCAGTTATCATTGACCTGTATTTACCCTTCAGATGGTCAGGCTGATAGACACCCTTAAAGCCGGTCGTATTATTTACAGGAATACCTTGATTTTGCTGACTACCAAAAGCACAAATCTCTCTTAAATTCGAAATCCTATTATCCAATTTATCAAGATTGATGTGATCAATGATCTCAGGTGGCTCTTCTTTATAGAACAACTTCCAAATTACGCGGTGTGCGTAATAATCTTCACCTTCAAACCTAACTCTCTTGTAACCCTTTGGTGACACATTTTTTATCACATCACCTTTCTTCGCGTTTGAAGAAGTCGTGACCTTTCTGATCAAATCACCAGTCTTATCGTTATATTCAAAATAACGATCCAAAACTTCCCACGATGGAAGAATTTTTATTTGCATCCAGCGTTGCCTCTCACAATCCCAAGACCACACAGGCCAGCATCAAGCTGAGAACTGTCAAGACCCTGCTCTTTTTTGCGAACATCATTCGCCCCCTTCAAACTTTTTTTGTTTGCTTCCACCTGTGTTGTGGCAACCGCGCCTACGCAGGATTTTTTACCTTCATGGTAGATGTAAAACACCATACCAAGAACAGCGATCACCGCAATGATCGCCAAATAACCTGAAAGTTTCGATGTAAGAAATTTTTCGATCATAAATTCCTACCTTTCAGCCATTCCTGAACATCAAATGAAGGACAAGCCTTGTTATGATCGAATTCGCGGTGTCCATGAATGGTCGCTTTGGGATAATCTGCCTTGATCATGCGAAGCAAGCCTTCAAGAACAGCGAATTGCTTGCCGGTAAAGTTGTTTTGTGCGCTTCCGTCAGCTCCTTTTCCACCGACCATGCAGATACCGATGGAATTTGCGTTCCATCCAGCAACGTGTGCGCCAACTTCTTCGTAAACGTCACCATCTTTGTCAGTGTCGCGACCAAGTTCAAGCGTACCATCGCGCCGGATGACAAAATGGTAGCCGATATCGGCCCAACCGCGACCCTTCGGGGCGGGATCGGTATGCCATTTTCTGATTTCTGCAACGCCGATATCCATTTTTGCGGGTGTATCCGCGCAATGCACGATGATCAGGTTGACCTTACGCTTCGTCATTTGGTTTTTCAAGGATGATACCTCCCGATTGATTATTTTTGTCTTTTCCAACCTTCGCAATTTCGATGTCAGCTGCTGCTGATGCTTTGATATAACCGAGAACCGGTAATCCTGCGATGGTTGACACGAAACCGAGGTAGATCGCGACCTTCGCGGAATCCATACCCCACTTCATATCGCAAAAAAGAACGATGAAGCCCCACACCACCGCATAAAAAGTAACCAGCACCGCAAGTCTGCGCCGGTTGTAGAATTTATCGTCAATGATAGACTTGAAACCAAACATTTTTACACCATTAAAAAACATACCAGACCTGCGAAAGCACCGGTAAGCCGTGACAGGAAAGAGAGCAGAGGGATCAAAAAGATTTTCATTTCTTCCTCAGACTTTCTTCGATCCGGTCAAGGGATTTCGTTTGATACCCGATTGCGGATTCCATCTTTGCAAGTCGCTCACCTACATTCGCTTGCGCGGTGATGATGGCATTGATCTGCTGACTCTGTGAGTCCAGCGTCTTTTGTTGTGCCATGACTTGTGAGTTGAGTGCTGAGGCCCACCAAACCGAAGATCCGATGTTCACCAACAGCGCAATGATAAGACCTAATGTGACTTTCTTTTCCAAATGCCAATCCTTCACTTGTATCATCATGTTCCCTCTGGATATACCGGTTGTTCTGGAAGTGAACCTTCACCTGTCGCTACTATCAGCCGAAGGGCTGTGACATAATCTTTCCATTCTTGTGGGAACGGTACGCCAGCTTTAAGGCAGCGGATAGCCACCATGTCCGACTTGTCCAGCTCTTCCATAGCCGTCTTCTTTTTCTGCCGAAGAGCCGATGCGCTGGTATTGGCCGCGTCTTCGGCAGCTTTGTCATCAATCTCCTGCTGCGTCAGAAGATAGCGCAAGCCGCCGATATTCTTGGTCGGTGTTTCGTCAGAAACAAAAGTTCCATCGTATAATTCTTTCATTATATTTCTCCTAAGAGAGTAAAGCGGCCAGAGGCAATGTTGCCGGAACCCATGTAAAATTGGATACCGTCAATGTCAGCTATAGCATTCCTAACGATGGTGTTTTGTTCCGTGACTACGGAAGGGGTGGCACTGAGTGCGCTGGTTATTGAGCGCATTACTTTGTACTTCGTTGTTCCGGCAGGGTTGAACAGGTAGAGAAAGCCGCAGAAATTCTCTCCGGTGCTGCTGCCAAGAGCTGCGGTCTGGTTGACGTAGCCCTGCGTTCCAGTTCCACCCGAAGTGCCGGTGTAGTCGCTCGCGCCGCTATCCCAAGAAGAACCTGCGTTCGTGGTGGTGCGCACGAAGAAGTCTACGTTGTCAGTGGAGGGAACGATCGTATCAAACAGCACACAGTAATTCCTGTAGGTGCTGTCCATGACAACACCGCTGACCCCATTGACAAAACTGATCGTGGCATCATTATTCGCGTCAATGGTCTTGATCGTAGCCCAAGAGCCACCAGCACTTCCAAGTTCCCAACCGCCCGTAACGGCAGAGTTGCGTTTGAGAAACTGCCCGTCACCTGTAAATCCTTGCCAAGCGGCAACTGTGCTACTGAGGCGTAAAAATAAATCGCCTTTTGCGAAAGCCATTTACACATCCTCCGCGCCAGAAAGTTCCGGCATGAGTTTCAGGACTTCGTAGCCCATTTGAATGATCTTCTCGTCGCCATCACCCTCTTTGTAAGGAAACTCTGCGATAAGTTCTCTGTGTGCGATGGGCGGCATTCCATCGTTTCTTGCCTGTTCGCTGGCATAGACAGAGGCCATGACACGCGCCAAGTTAACCTTTTTATCGAACATGAAGGCATCGATGACGATATAGGCGTCTGGAACAGTAATTCCGAACTTCGTGGCGTAGTCTTTTTTAAGAGCCATGTTTCTCTCCTTTATGAGTAAACTGTTTCAGCAACATCCAAAGATGCTGTCCATTGAATGTTAGTAGCAGCCGCACCAGTGACTTCTATCGCCAGTGCGCCGTTTGTGGTGTCGGCAGTAGCTGTCGGAGTTCCCCAAAGTCCTGCATCGTTGAGCGCGGAGATCGTGACGGAACCGATAGTGGTGGAGGCGGCGTTTGCTCCACGATAGATTTCACCTTCAATCTTCCAAGCCATCCTGTTAGAACTGCCTGATTGTTTTCCGATGATGATGCAAGTGAACGTGGCTGATGAATTATTCTGCAAGACGAACTGGTTATTCGTGCTTGCGCCCCCTGCATCAGATGTCAATCTCGTAGCCGTATTTCCAGTGGTTCGGCGTTGCAGCGGAATCTTCATTAATTGCGTATCGGCTGTCGCGGCGAAAATGGCGCAAGCCCACGCCGCCGCTCCAATAATGCTTCGTGTGGATGACCTGTAGCCCCACGACTGAGAGTATTGTCCAGATGAAATACCCTCGTAGCTTAAACATACCGAACTGTTGCCAGAAGCAACCCCGCCGTATAGCATAGCCAGTGCCGAACCAGCGTTTGCCGTGGTTGCGGTTCCGTAGGCGTGTGAGTACGTGGCCGATGCTGAAGTTGACGCGCCAATAGAAGCAGAGTTTGTGCCTGTTGCCGAAGCGTTCTCGCCAATCGCAACACTCCCTTTTGCCGATGCTGTGTTGTTCTTACCAATCGCAACTGAGTTGTTTCCGCTTGCCACAGCCGCTGCTGATGATCTAACCGTTTGCAGATCAATGGCGTTCTGGCCGCGTTTGTTCCCTCCTGTAGATGTGCTGTCGGCCACAGCAAGGGCAAGCGCACCACTTCCTTTCGGTACAATGGCCACATCTACGTTAGTGGCGGCGTTAGTAGCAGCGAGAGAAACTACGGGCACAGTGGCGTTTGGAGAGGACGTATTTGAACTCCCCAAAAAGTCACTGAGGGCATTGATAACCGCAGCTGACATTGCCAAGTTAGTACCCATCGTAATTTTGGCCGCGTTCCCACTTGATCCCATACCCGCCAGTGTAGACGGAGTGAGCGTGATCAAACCGGCAGTGCCAGATCCGGTGAAAACAGGGATGGCGTTGGCAGCGGAAGTCAAACCAGCCAATGCTGCGAGTTCAGCATCATATGCTTGTACGTTGGTGCCGATGACAAGGCCCAGGTCGGTCCTTACATCTGAAGGTGTCCTATTAACCCACGCTGAACCGTTGTATTTGATAAAATCGTTGTTGGCAAGACTGGTGAACGAAACATCAGACAGAGATGACAGCGTACCGGCACCTGACACACTCGCCCACACAGCCGCGCCGACAGCTGGATCTGTACAAAAGAAAACTTCGTTACTGACAGTGTTGACCCAAATAGATGCTTCACTATAACCATCACCACTGTCATCGTTGACAGTTGGGTCGGTAGTCGCGGTACGGTTTGATTGTGGAATATTTGCCGCTGCCTCAGTGATCGTCGCCATATTGTTTGCAACAGTCGTGACATCATTCGCGATACCAGCGACCACAGTGACATCACTATCTATTGCAGCAACCGCATTGATGTTCGTCGCGATACCAGCCACCACCGAGACATCTGCTGTAATACCAGCAACCGCAGCAACATCAGATGTGATACCGGCAACGGTCGTGACATCGCTATCAATTGCTCCAACCGCAGAGATCGCGCCAGTGATCAGACCGAGCTTCGTTATTTCGACGTTCAATCCAGCAACCGTATTAATGTTCGTCGCGTTACCAGCCACCGATGTGACATTCGCAGAAATTCCAGCGACCGTATTGACATTTGTGATGTTACCACCAACAAGATTGATGTTTGTAGTAGCACCAGCGACCGTGTTGATGTTCGTCGCGTTGCCAGCCACACTCGTGACGTTGGCTGCGATAC